ATTTGAAGGAACATAAATATGATGATTCAGTTTATAATAAGGGCTCTGGAATTAAAAAAGATAATAGATTGTCAAGACAGAATAAAGTTTTCTAAGTGTTCAAAAAAGTTTATGTAAGAAAAGTGTTTAAAAACTCTTTTTTATATTTAGAAATAGTGGGAATGTAAAAAAATATGTTTATAGTTTAAAAAAGTTAACTTTTTTGGACTAAGAAAGGAGGAAATATGAAAGAACTTAGTTATTTAAATGACAATAAATTAAGTACCAAACATCATTTACTTAATCTTAGCCGTTCTGAGAAGAAAGAGCGTTACAGGGCAAAGAAAGATTTTATATTTTATTTAGGTGAATGTGAACATAAAGGAGCTGCACTATTAGATAGAAGTTTATTGGGGCAGAGTTGGATTAATTTTGAAGATTTAGATTATGTACCATCACAATTGATTGATAATAGAATTAAACCATTGATAAAAAGGCAAGCGAGATTCATGTTTAGTAAAGCTCCAGATATATTATTTAAACCATATGATAAACAAGATAAAGATACATGTGAAGAATTGAGACAATATATTGATTCGATTCTTAATGCAAATAGATTTTGGAGTAATACTTTAAAGGCTTTTAGAATAGCAACAGTAACAAAAAGAGTATTATTGAGGTTGGAAGCTAATCCTGGAATGCCAATAAAATTATTTTATCATTCCATAGATGATTTTAGTTATAACGTAGATCCTAATGATGTTACTAAATTAATAGATGTAACATTTGTAAGAGAGCATCCGGATAATGAAAAAAATAAAGATAATCCTGAACAGCAATTTTGGTATAAATATATTTATTATTTAAAAAATAAAAAATGTTATTTAAAAGTACAGACTTTTAAAGCATCTAATTTAGACTTGATAATTGATGAAGTAGAGCAGTTTACAGGTTTAAGTAAGATACCATGTTGGGTTATTGCAAATGAACAAAGCATGATTAATGTTATTGGTAGCAGTGATATAAAAGATTTAAAGCCATTGCAAAATGCATATAACAGAAGAATCAGTGATTTTAATGATGCATTAAGATTTCAAATGTTTGGTCAAACTGCAATTATTGATGGTCATGAAGAAGATGTTAATAGATGCAGGATAGCACCAAATGCGTTAATGGCAATAAAAACTAGAAAAGATAATTCAACAGAGTCAACAAGGCAGGCTCAAGTTAAGAGAGTTGAAAGCTCATTTAGTAATTCAGAGCCTATTCAAGCATTTTTAAAATTGCTTGATGATAGTATGCATGATAAATTGGCTATACCTACAGATGATAAAACTTCAGATATACCAAGTGCTAAGACAATAAAATATATATATACAGAATTAGTTGCACGATGTGATGAAAAATGGAATGACTGGGAACCAGTAATAAGAAGTCTTATAAGATTAATTATTGAAGCGTGTTCAATATTAGGCTGTTATAGTAATTGGAACTCAGTATGGAATGAGTTATTGTTTAATATAGTAATAAATAAAAATTATCCTATTCCTGAAGATGAATCAGATAAGAAAACTCTAGCAATGAGTGAAGTTACTGCTAAAGTTAGAAGTAGGAAGAATTATATTAAAGAATTCTCTGATGATGAAGATTATGAAGAGCAATTTAATGAGATTCTTGAAGAAAGCACTTTAATGGCACAAGCAGAGGATTCAATGCTTAATGAAATTAATGCTGATTATAGCCAAGATGGTGATAATATAAATGAGTAAGTATAGTGATGCTGTAAAAAATGCTAGAAAAGAATATATAAAATTGAGTCTTAAGCAAAAACAAGAATTAGAGCAGATATATGCTAAATTAGCAGCGGATTTATCTGAAGAAATATTAAAGTGGCCAGAAAGTAGAACTAGAACTCATTTACAACAAATGTATCAAATAGTAAATCAATACTCTAAAGAACTTTATTTTGATTTAAAAGAACATACTACAAAGTATATTAATGAAGCGGCAGAGATACAAACTAATGTGCAATTAAGTTTTGTTGATATGCTTAAATTAGAGCCGACTATAGATACTGCATTAAGAAGATCAATAACAACAATATCTAGCAAAACAGTAAAGCAATTAATTGCTGGTGAATATTATAAGGATGATAAAACTCTTAGTAAAAGGTTATGGAAAATAACTAAGAATAACAGAAGAAATATTGATACTGTTATAAAAGTAAATGTAGCAAGAGGATGCAATGCTAGAACTTTAGCTGGTGAACTTGAAAAATATATAAATCCTAAAAATAGAATAATAGGGAAGAGTTTTGCAGCAGGTATTGATAGTCATAAAATCTCGTATCAAGCTCAAAGGTTAGCACGTACAAGTATTACGCATGTAATGTCAGAAGTTCAGATACAAAATGCAATAGTAAATCCATTTAATAAAGGATTGCGTTGGAATTTAAGCCCAAATCATTCAGCCAGGATGCAT